CGTTGCAGTGGCCAACGTGGGCAAGCCGCGACGTCCCCTGACCGGTGGCGTCGCCTCAGTCGTCGTCCTCGTCACCGCATGTGAGGTGACAGGCCTCGCTTTGGTGGCCACCGGAGTCCTGCGATGACGAAGGGGGGCGCCCGCTCTCGGTCCGGACCGGCACCCGACCCCGACGCGCTGCGGCGTGAACGAGACGCTGGCGAGTGGACGATCCTACCCGCCGAGGGCCGCCAGGGCGCAACGCCCGACTGGCCCCTCACCGAGCAGACCGACCGCGAAGCCCAACTCTGGGACCAGCTCTGGGAGATGCCGCAGGCCCACATGTGGGAGCGGTGCAGCCAGTACATCGAGGTCGCCCTGTACGTCCGGCGCCTGGCCGAGGCCGAGAAGCCGGAGGCCTTCGTCAACCTCGGCACCCTGGTTCGGCAGATGGCCGACAGCCTCGGCCTGACGATGCCCGGTATGCGGTCCAACCGGTGGCGCATCGACCGGCCCACCGACGAGGACGAAGCGCCGGCCGAACCGAGCGCGGCCCCGGTCATCGCTCCGGACTCGGCACGCGCCAGGCTGAGGGCGGTGTCCGGTGGTAGCGGCTGACGACGGGACCTGGCCGCTCGACGTCCCCACCCTGTACGTCGTCCCGGACTGGATCGCCCGGCACTGCCTGCTCCAGTCCGTCGGTGGCCTCGACCTCCGGCCCAAGCCGTTCCAGATGTACGACTGGCAGCTGCGGATCACGGCCAACCTCTACCGGGTCAAGCCGACCGCCCAGCTCGGGCAGCTCTCGACCGCCTTCCACTACCGGCGGGCGCAGGCCGTCGCTCCGCAGAAGTCCGGCAAGGGCCCCTGGGCGGCGAGCATCATCGCCGCCGAGGCGGTCGGCCCGGTGCTGTTCAACGGGTGGGCGCAGGGCGGGGAGCGGTACCGCTGCCGCGACCACCGCTGTGGCTGCGGCTGGGTGTACGAGTACGAGCCGGGCGAGCCGATGGGCCGGCCGTGGAATCAGCCGCTGATCCAGATCACGGCGACGTCCGAGGACCAGACCGACAACACGTACAGACCTCTCCAGGCGATGATCCGGAACGGACCGTTGTCCGAAGTGATGCGGGTCGGTGAGCAGTTCATCCGGCTGCCGAACGACGGCCGGATCGACGTCGTCACCTCGAGCGCGCAGTCCCGTCTCGGCAACCCGATCACGTTCGCCGCACAGGATGAGACGGGCATCTGGAACGACGGCAACGGCATGACCAAGGTGGCGACAACCCAACGTCGCGGCCTGGCGGGCATGTCGGGCCGCTCCCTCGAGCAGACGAACGCCTGGGACCCCACCGAGAACTCGGTCGCCCAGAAGACCGCTGAGACAAAGGCGCGGGACGTGTACCGGTTCCACCGGCTGCCGCCGAAGGGCCTCTCGTACACGAACAAGGCGGAGCGGCGGAAGATCCACACCGCTGTGTACGCGGGCAGTTCGCACATCGACCTCGACGCCATCGAGGGCGAGGCCGCCGAGCTGATGGAGAAGGAGCCGGCCGAGGCGGAACGCTTCTACGGCAACCGAATCACCGCGGGCATGGGCGCCTGGGTCCAGCAGGACCACTGGGACGCCCGGAAAAAGCCTCGAGCGGTCCCGGACGGCGCCCGGGTGGTCCTCGGCTTCGACGGCTCGGACGTGGACGACTGGACCGGGATCCGGGCCGAGACCCTGGACGGCTACCAGTTCACCCCGGTCTACGGGCCGGACCGGCGGCCGTGTATCTGGGACCCGGCCGAGTGGGAGGGCCAGGTACCGCGGCTCGAGGTCGACGCCGCGGTCGACGAGCTGATGCGCCGCTACGAAGTCGTCCGCATGTACTGCGACCCGCCGTACTGGACCAGCGAAGTCGCGGCCTGGCAGGCCCGGCACGGCGAGAAGCGGGTGACCGAGTGGCACACGCAGCGCACGGCGCAGATGCACGCGGCGTGCGAGCAGCTGCTCACCGACGTCACGAAGGCGAAGACAGAGTTCTGGCACGACGGATGCGAGACCACCTCGATCCACGTGCGGAACGCCCGGAAAGCAGCCAGGCCGGCGAACCGGTACGTCCTGCGCAAGGCCACGCACCAGCAGAAGATCGACCTCTGTGTCGTATCGATCCTCGCCCACGAGGCGGCCACCGACGCCATCGCCGCGGGCCAGGCCGCGCCACCGCCCACCTACTACGCCTACACGGCATGAGAGGGGGCGAGCGTGGCTACGGAGGAACAGGCCCGGCGCCTGGTCGATGTCCTCGCGACGGAGCTGACGTCCCGCTCGGGCGCGGTGCTGCGGCACGACCGGTACTACCGGGGCAAGCACCCCCTGCGGTTCGCCTCGGACGAGTTCCGCACGTACTGCGCCGACCGCTACGAGGGGTTCTCGGACAACTGGGTGCAGCCGGTCGCCGATTCGCCGGTGGAGCGGCTCACCGTCACCGGGGTGCAGGCGCCTGGCGACGTGAAGGCGGATTCCGAGCTGTGGGAGGTGTGGCAGCGCAACGGCCTGGACGCCGATTCGCAGCTGGGGTTCCTCGGCGCGGGGAACGCGGCCCGGTCGTTCGTCCTTGTGTGGGGTGACCCCTCCGACGAGGACACCCCCTGTGTGACGTTCGAGGACGCGTCGTCGGCCGTCGTGCAGTACGAGCCGGGCTCGAGGCGCCGGCGGCGGGCCGCGCTGAAGATGTGGCAGGACGGCTTCAGCGAGTACGCCACGCTGTACCTGCCCACAGAGGTGTGGAAGTTCGAGCGGCCGCTGTCCGCCGGGGACAAGAAGTCGCCGCAGATGGCCGAGGCCGACGCGGTCGTCCAGTCGTGGACGCCCCGGGAACTCGAGAGCGAGCCGAACCCGCAGCCGAACCCCATGGGCGTGGTGCCGATGGTGGAGCTGCCCAACCGGCCGCTGCTGGCCTCCGAGCCGGTGTCGGACGTGTCCGGTGTGATCGCCATGCAGGACGCCATCAACCTGATCTGGGCGATGCTGTTCACGACCGCGGACTACGCGAGCCTCGAGCAGCGCATCATCATCGGCGCCGAGATCCCCAAGGTGCCGATCCTGGACGCGAACGGGCAGAAGGTCGGCGAGCGGCCGATCGACCTGAAGAAGTTCGTCACCGACCGCATCCTGTGGCTGGAGAACCCCGAGGCCAAGGTCGAGAGCTGGAACGCGGCGAACCTGACGGCCTACACCGACGTCATCGAGGTGGCCGTCGGGCACATCGCCGCACAGACCCGCACTCCGGCGCACTACCTGATCGGCCGCATGGCCAACCTCAGCGGGGACGCGCTGATCGCGGCGGAGACCGGCCTGGTGAAGCGGGTCGAGGAGAAGCAGCTGTGGTTCGGGCAGGCCCTGCGTGAGGTGTTCCAGCTGATCTGTCTGGCCCGCGGCGAGGACGCCAAGGGCAAGGCGCTGGCCGCCGGAACGGTGCTGTGGAAGGACCCGCAGTCGCGGAACCTGGCGCAGCTGACGGACAGCCTGCTGAAGCTGAAGCAGATCGGGTTCCCCTTCGAGTGGCTCGCCCTGCGCTTCGGTCTGACGCCGACCGAGGTCACGACGCTGATGGATATGCGGGCTCGGGAGGCCGAACTGGATCCGGTGGCCGCCATCATGGGCGGCGGCCCTCCCGCCATCAATCCGACGTCGGCCCCGCATGAGGATCCGGCCCGGGACGGCGGGCCGTGACACAGCCGCTCGCTCTGGCCGGGCAGTACGCGGTCCGGCAGCGGAAGATCGCGGTCGCCACCATGGCCGCAGCCTTGCGCGAGTGGGGCCTGCTGAACGTCGCCGATTTGCGCGCCTCCTGGTCCGTCATCGGCCCCCGCCTGGTGACCGTCCTGACCGCGGGCCAGTTGGCCGCTGCCGACGGGGCGACCGACTACGTCGCAGAGACGGCGGCCGCGCAGGGCGCCGAGGCCGAGGCCGCCGACACGGTCAACGCCTCAGCGTTCGCCGGTGTCGCCGCGGACGGACGGACGCTGGACACGCTGCTGATGCGGCCGCTGATCGCCGCGTACCGGACCATCGGACAGGGCGCGAGCGCGGACGAGGGCCTCCGGGCCGGGCGCGGGCTGCTGGCGACGATCGTGCGCTCGGAGGTCGCCGACGCAGGCAGGGGGGCTGTCGGCGTCGGCATCACGGGGCGCCGCACGATCCAGGGCTACGTCCGCGTCGTACAGCCGCCGGCCTGCGCCCGCTGCATCATCTTGGCGGGCGTGGAGTACGGCTGGAACAAGGGCTTCCAGAGGCACCCACGCTGCGACTGCATCCACCTGCCGACCACACTGATCGCCCGCAACCAGCATCGCGGCGGGCTCAACGGGGACAGCCCCACGACCCGCTTCGGCAGCAGCGCCCGGGGCGTCGTCGATCCGCGGTCCTACTTCGCCGGCCTGTCGCGGCCCGAGCAGGACCGAGTGTTCACCGCGGCCGGGGCGCAGGCGATCCGCGAGGGCGCCGACATGGGCCAGATCGTCAACGCCCGTCGGGGCATGTACACCATCACGACCGCCTCCGGACGGGCGGTGCGCGCAACGCGCGAGGGCACGACGACGCGCGGCCATTTCTACCGGCGGGAACGGGCCCGGGACATCGCCAGGGGCCGTGTGCGTGCCGACATCGGCCGCCAGTACCGGCTGACGACGGCGCGGCTCCTGCCCGAGCAGATCTACGAGCTCGCCGGGAGCCGCGACGAGGCGATCGCCATGCTGCGCCGCTTCGGCTATCTGACCTGACCGCGCGCAACGCGCGGTCCCGACTTCCGCAATGGGAGCACGCACATGGATCTCTCCACCCTGCCTCGCCGTGCCCGTGGCCATGCCGCCGGCTGGTCTCACCCCTACCCGGTGGGCCCCTGGTCGCCCGTCTTCTACGCCGACGGCGACGACCAGGACGACGACCAGGACAACGGCGACGCCGACGACCAGGACGACTCCGGCACCGGAGACGACCAGGACGACGGCGACGATGACAAGGACCCGGAGGGCGCCGACCAGCTCGGCGACCCCGGCAAGAAGGCCCTCGAGTCGATGAAGGAGCGGCTGCGCACGGAGCGGGAGCGGCGCAAGGCCGCCGAGACCGAGCGCGACCAGCTCAAGGGCACTGGCGACGCCAACGATCCGGAGCGGATCCGCAGCGAAGCCGACCGGGCCGCGACAGGCCGGGCCAACGCCCGCATCGTGCGCTCCGAGGTCCGGGCCGCCGCCGCGGGCAAGCTCACCAATCCGCGGGACGCCCTCGCCTTCCTCGACCTGACCCAGTTCGAGGTCGACGAGGACGGCCAGGTCGACGAGACCGAGATCGCCGACGCGATCGAAGACCTCCTCAAGGAGCGCCCCTACCTGGGAACTGCCGCAAAGGCACCCGAGCCCAGGTTCCAGGGGACCGGAGACGGCGGCGCCCGCAAGGGGACCGGCGGCCCCAAGCAGCTCAGCGAGCAGGACGTGAAGAAGATGACGCCCGAGCAGATCGACGAGGCTCACCGCAAGGGTCAGCTCCGCGACTACCTCGGCGGATAACCACCCCGAGAGGAAACCGATGTCCATCAAGCGTTTCCGGCCGGAGATTTGGTCCGCCAAGCTCCTGGTCGCACTCCGCAAGAACCTCGTGTACGGCGGGCCCGGCATGGTCAACCGCGACTACGAGGGCGAGATCCAGGAAGCGGGCGACACCGTCCGCATCACCTCGATCTCCCGCCCGACGATCGGGACCTACGTCCCGAACCAGACGGTCATCACGCCCGAGGAGCTGACCGACGCACAGCGCACGCTGGTCGTCGACCAGTCGAAGTACTGGGCGTTCAAGGTCGATGACGTCGACAAGCGGCAGGCCAAGGGCGACGTGATGCCGCAGGCCATGTCCGAGGCGTCCTACGGGCTTTCCGACGTGGTCGACCAGTACCTGGCCAGCCTCTACACCCAGGCGCAGTCCGCGAACCAGCTCGGCACCATCGCGGTCCCGGTCGCGAACCCCGAGTACTTCTACTCGAAGATCGTCGTCCCGCTGGGCGTGACGCTGGACCAGGCCAACGTGCCGGCCGAGAACCGGTGGATGGTCATCCCGCCGTGGCTCTACGGTCGCGCGCTGCTCGACCCGAACTTCATCAACGCCGACAAGTCCGGCGACAGCGGTAACGCCTTCCGCAACGGCATCGTCGGCTCGTCGGGCGGCTTCACGATCATGCGGTCCAACAACGCCCCGAACCCGACCGGCGACGACTACGTGGTCACCGCGGGCAACGGCACGGCGATCTCCTTCGCCGAGCAGATCAACAAGACCGAGGCCTACCGACCCGAGAGCAGCTTCTCGGACGCGGTCAAGGGCCTGGCGCTGTACGGCGCGAAGGTCATCCGTCCCGAGGCGCTGGCCACGGCCATCGCTTCCCAGACCTGATCGGAGGCCTGAGACATGGCACGCACCGCTGTCGCGTACAACAGCTTCGTTCCCAACGCGGGCGTGGCGGATTCCTCGCTCACCGCGGTCACCCTCAACCCGGGCACCAGCAACGGGCACACGATCGCCAAGGCCGAACCCGAGCTCACCGTGCTCCGCGTCGCGGCCGGCTCGACCGGCGGCAACGTCACCATCAAGGCCGGCACCCTGCCCCTGGCCATCGCCAGCGGCCAGGGCGACCTGGTCGTGAACGTCGCCGCCAACACGATCTCCTGGATCGGCCCGTTCGAGTCCGGCCGGTTCCTGCAGAACGACGGCAGCATGCTCGTCGACGTGGCCGCCGCCGTCGTCCCCGGCACCATCACCGCCCTGCGAGTTCCGAGGAACACCTGACATGGCCGAGACGATCCACCTGCGGGGCGAGGGCGGCGGCATCCACGCGATGGACCTGCCGCTGCCCGAGCCGATCGAGGAACGGCTGCGCAAGGGCATGCTCCAGCGCGTCAACGAGGACGGCAGCCTGTACACCGAGCCTTCGGACGACGACCAGGTCCCGGCGCCCCCGCTCACCGAGCCTGCCCGAAGCGCCAGCAAGGCGGATTGGATGGGCTGGGCGGTCGTCCAGGGTGCCGATGCCGAAGAGGCGGACGGCATGACCAAGGCCGACCTCATCGAGAAGTACGGCACCCCGAGCAGCTGAGGAGGGACCCGTGCCACTCCCCTCCCTGGCCACGCCCGAGGACGCCACCGCCTACGGCTACAGCCTGTCGGAGGCGTCCGCCGCCGCCCTACTCACCCGCGCGTCGGTCCGTATCCGGCGCGCGGCAGGACAGCCCATCACTCCGAGCGTCGTCACCGTCCAGCTCACCGTCGACAGTGACCGAGTCGAGTTGCCCGCCCCGCCGATCCTGGAAGTCCAGACGGTGTCGGCGGTCGCCGAGGACGGCACCACCAGCGCCCTCACGGGCTGGTGGTGGGACGGCGAGTACCTGCGGCTGGCCGACTGCCGGACCAGGCGCGTGCTCGTCACCTACCGGCGCGGGTGGGCGACGGTGCCTGACGGGATCGTGGAACTCGCCTGCCAGGTCGCCAACCGCATCGGGGACTCCCCGGTCGGCATGGAGGCCGGGATCCGCGAGCGGGCCATCGACGACTACCGGGAGACCTACGCGGCCGAAGCCACCCAGACCGCCGGCGACCTGCTGCCCGGCGAACTCACCGCCCTCCAGCGCGAACTCGGCGAACGGTGCGTATGGGTGGTGGGCACACCGTGAACCTCGACTCCATCCTGACGTCGGGGCGCGCGGCGGCCGAGGAACGCATGCGCGACACCGTCCGTCTGTACACGCAGGCAGACGGCACCTTCGACCGGGACACCGGTACCACCGTGCCGGGCGCCCAGACGACCCTGTACACGGGCAAGGCCCGCGTGAAGGCCATCGCCGCGAGCACCGGCCAGGAGACCGAGGCCGGTGAGCGTGAACTCGTGCTGCGCGAGTACGAGGTGCACCTGCCGTGGTCGACGACCGTGCCGGGCGCCCGCGTGCTGCCCGGCACCCGTATCGAGGTGACCGCGTCGGCCGATGCCCGCATGGCCGGCCTGGTCCTGTGGGTCACCGGGGCCAGCTTCAGCGACCAGTCCACAGCGTGGCGGATCAGAGTGGAGGACCGGTCATGAACGGTGCCCGTTTCGACATGGGCGACGTGCGGCGCCTCGAGCGGCACCTGGCTCGCGCGATCCCCCGAGCGCGCCGCGATGCTCGGGCTGTGGTGCGGCGCGGCGCGATGAACATCAAGAAGGACTGGAAGACAAACGCCCGCGCGTCCGCACCGAAGCACGCCCCGGCCTACCCCCGCACGATCAGCTACGACGTCGCCGCCTACGGCCCCGACCTCACCCTGGCCATCATCGGCCCGGACAAGGGCGGCGCACAGGGCGCACTCGGCAACCTGCTGGAGTACGGCTCGGTGAAGAACCCTCCGCACCGGGACGGCGGTCGGGCCCTGGACGTCGAGGAGCCCCGCTTCGAAGCACAGCTGGCGCTGATCGCCGAGCGCGGACTGGCCTGGTGGTGAGCGGATGACGACACCAGCAGTCCTGCCGCATGTCGACGCCGTCCAGGCCGCGCTTGAGGCCGACGGCCTGACCGTGTACCTCGGCGGGGCGCCCACGGCGGCTGGCTGGTCGCCGCCCGACGTGTATGTCGTGCTGTACCCGGAGCCCGGGGCGGCCGTCCGGGAGTCGCTCGCCGACGCTCGCACGGACTTCACGACGACCTTTCAGATCACCTGTGTGGGCGGCTCGATGGAGCGCGCCCTGTGGGCGGCCGACAAGGTGCGTGCCGCCCTGTCGACGCCGCTGGCGGTCGAGGGCCGGGCCACGTGGCGGCCGGAGGATCTGGGCGGGCCTCCGGTACAGCGCGACGACGACACCAACCCTCCCAGCTGGTTCGTGCCGGTGCAGTACCGGCTGATGTCCATCCCCGCCTGACAGGAGATTCCCCCATGGCGCTACTCGCGCAGCAGGCCATTGCGCGTTCCGGCCTGACCCCGACCTACTCGGCCGCGGCCGCATCCACCACAGTGACGTGCGGCGACCGCTCGTTCCTGCACGTGAAGAACACGAACGGCAGCTCGATGACCGTGACGGTCACAGCGACCGCCCAGGTCGACGGCCAGCCCGTGACCGACCTCGTCGTCACGGTCCCGGCGACCACGGGCGACAAGATGATCGGCCCGCTCACCCAAAAGCTCTTCGCGTCCGCCGCGGACGGCGTGAGCGCATCAATCACCTACTCGTCGACGACCAGCGTCACCGTCGCCAACCTCACCATCTGACGCTCCCCCTGCCCCGCTCCGCCCCGTTTACCGGGGCTTTCTTTATGCCCCGAGGAGGGCCCCATGTCTGACCTGATCAATGACGGCATGACCAAGGTGGTCTGGGCGACGACCATTTCCAACATCAACGCCCCGACCACGACCGAGCTGAACGCGGGCCAGGACTTCACGCCGCGCATCACCCCCGACGGCCTCAAGCTCGACCCCAGCACGGCGGACGTCGACACGTCCTCGCTGGCGAGCACGTTCGACACCAAAACCGTCGGCCGGATCGGCTACGACGCTGAGGTGACCTTCAAGCGGGGCACCACCACGCCCGAGGACCTGCCGTTCGCGACGCTGAAGTACGGCGTCAGCGGATACCTGGTCGTGCGCCGCGGCATCGCCTACGCCACCGCCTGGGCCACGTCCCAGAAGGCGGAGGTGTACCCGATCACCTGCGGCGAGCCGCAGAACAACGCGCCAGCGTCGAACGAGGTCATGAAGTTCACCAGTTCGATGAAGGTCACCAGCGCTCCGGCGACCGCCGCGACGGTTGCCTGATGGCGAGCAGCATCGAGGAGATCCTCGCCCGTGCGAAGCCGCGCGAGAAGACCGTCCAGGTCTGCCTCGCGGGCGACCTCGCGGGCGAGGCCGAACGTCTCCAGGACGAACTGTCGCGCGTCTCGGAGGACTGGGAGCCGGAGGACCTCACGGACGTGCACCCGGGCCGCGCGGTCGCCGAGCAGCTCAAGGCGGTGCACACGCAGGTCCGGGCGGCCGAGGAGCCGTTCACGTTCCGGTACATCGGCGACCGGGCGTACTCGGACCTGATGGCCGCGCACCCCTCGGAGAGCAGCCAGGAGGCGTTCGACTCCGAGACGTTCCCGCGGGCGCTGGTCGCCGCATCGTGCGTTCAGCCGACGATGACGCCCGAGCAGGTCGCCGAGCTGTTCGAGGTCATCAACGAGGGCGAGATCAAGAAGCTGTTCGACGCGGCATGGGACGTGCACAACAGCAGCGATGTCGTCCCTTTCTCGTTGGCCGCCTCCGCACTCCTGGCCTCCCTCATCGGCGAGAAGTAGAGACAGCACGGCGCTGGGGGGTGCCTCGAAGCGTCTTCCTCGGGCGGGTCGTCGCGGAGGGCGAGCCCCTGTTCCTGGATGAAGACCGAGCCTGGGCGTTCGCCCTCGCCGAGGTCGAGGCAGACACCTGCCCTGATTGCCAGCAGCAGTGGAGCGAGGCAACGGACCCCGAGAACGAGTTCTCGTACCGGGCCGAGGTCATCCGTTGCCACGCCTGCGCCACGTCGGCCAAGACCGTGAAGGCCCGGAGCGACAAGGGCCAATCCATCGATGGGCTGCACGTCCACCTCGAACTCGAAAAGCGCAACAGGGGGTGAGCCGTGGCTACTCGCAGTGTCACCGTGCGGCTGCGTGCCGACATCAGCAGCTACACGCGCGGCATGCGGACCGCGGCCCGCGACACCTCCAAGCTCGCGGGCGCCGGCGCGGCGGTAGGCACCGCGATGCTCGCGGGGTTCGCGGTGGCGGCGGCCTCCGCCGCCAAATTCGACAAAGCCCTCAGTAATGTCAGGGCGGTCACCGGGGCGTCCTCCAAGGAGATGGAGAAGCTCAGGTCAGCCGCCCTGCAGGCTGGCAAGACCACCAGTTTCACGGCGACGGAGGCCGCCGACGCCGAGGCTGAGCTCGCGCGCGCTGGCGTCTCGGTCGCGAACATCACCGGCGGCGCCTTGAAGGGCAGCCTGGCCCTGGCTGCGTCCGGTCAGATCGACCTCGCCGAGGCAGCGACCGTCAGCGCCCAGGCTATGAATACGTTCGGGCTGTCGGGCAAGGACGTCACGCACATCGCCGACGTGCTCAGCGCCGGCGCCAACAAGTCCGCCTCGGACGTGCACGGCCTGGGCATGTCGCTGCGGATGGGCGGTCTACTCGCCCACCAGACGGGCCTGTCCCTGGAAGACACCGTTGGTGTCCTGTCGGCGTTCGCCGACCACGCGTTGATCGGCTCGGACGCCGGTACCTCGCTGAAGACGATGCTCCAGCGCTTGGTCCCGCAGTCGGACGAGGCCAAGGCCGCCATGCAGAAGATTGGTTTCAGCGCTTACGACGCTTCAGGCAAGTTCGTCGGCTTGAGCGAGTTGGCCGGCCGCATGAAGACCAGCTTCTCGAAGCTCACGCCCGAGGCCAGGAACGCGGCCATGGCCACGATCTTCGGATCGGACGCCGTGCGCTCCGCGACGATCCTTTACGAGCTCGGCTCCCAGGGCATCGACAAGTACACCAAGTCCGTCAACGACCAGGGCGCCGCTGGCCGGATGGCCGCGATCCAGACCGACAACCTGATCGGCGACCTGGAACGCCTCAAGGGTGCCATCGAGGTGGCGCTCATCGAGGGCGGTTCGGCAGCCACCGGGGCACTGCGCGGCATGACTCAGTGGATCACCAGGCTCGTCAACGCCTACAGCAGCCTGCCCCCCGAACTCCAAAAGGGCGTCACGCTGTTCACGGGCATCGGCGGCGCGGCGCTGCTGGCAGGTTCCGGGATCCTGCTCCTGCTGCCCCGTATCGCGGCGACTCGTGCGGCGCTCGCGTCCATGGGTGTGACTGCCGCGCGGACACGGATCGCTCTGGGCATGCTCGGCAAAGTGACCGCTGTCGTAGCGGGTCTGGAGCTCATCTCCTACGCGTCCCAATCGATTCGCGATCAGTTCAAGGACGCCCCGCCGTCGGTGTCGAAGATGGCGAGTTCCCTCGTCGACCTCGGCAAGCACGGCAAAATCTCCGGCGAGGGCCTCAAGTCCCTCGGTGGGAACCTCGATAAATTCAACGAGGCTGTTAAGCGTGTCGCTCACCCTGACTGGGAAGCCCGAACCACCGACATCGTCAACAGCCTCACCGGCAACATCACCAAGGGCATTGCGGAATCACAAATCCCCCTGGATGAGGCTCACGACAAAATCAAGGCTGTCGACGAGGCCCTGGCACAGCTCGCTCAGTCAGGCAACGCGCAGCTCGCCGCCGATGCTTTCAACCAGCTCGCGGGCGCGGCAGCGGCGGACGGCACCAGCAAGGAGAAACTGCTCACCCTGTTTCCGCAGTACGGCGATGCGCTCGCCGGCGTCGATGTGCAGACCAAGACGAATGCCACTTCCCAGAAGGAACTGGCCGCGCAGCTCGGGATCACCGCTGACCAGTTGCAGGACAACCGCACCGAGGCCGAGAAGCTCGTCGGCGCACTGAACTCCCTGAATGGCGTCAACATCAGCGCTGGCGAGAAGGAGATTGCTTTCCGGCAGTCCCTCGCCGACCTGAACACAGCCGTGAAGGAGAACGGCCACTCGCTGGACGTCACCAGCGACAAGGGGCGGAAAGTGAAGACCGCGTTCTTCGAGGCTGCCCAGGGGGCAATGGCGCACGCTCAGGCGGTCGCCGAGCAGAAGAACAGTCAGCAGGCGGGCCAGGCTGTCCTTGAGCAGGACATTGCCCTGCTCAAGAAGGACATGCTGGCGAGAGGCTTCTCGAAGGACGCGGTGGACAGGCTTGCCGCGGCCTATCTCCAATTGCCTGTCTCAGTCGCCACGAAGGTTGATGCGAAGACGCAGGGCGCGCTCAGTGATCTCGCAGCCGTCCAGGCGAAGCTCCGCGGTACCAAGGGCCGCTCAATCACGGTCAACGCCCTGACCAAGACCGCCGAGGCGGCCCTCCAAGGCCTCGGCTTCAAGGTCACGCACATGAAGAACGGGAAGGTGTCCATCACCATCCCTACGGGCAGCCCAGCCCAGGCGGTGCGCACCATCCAAGGCTGGGTCAACAACCTGCACGGCAGGTCTGTCGACGTGTACGTACAGGAGCACATCGCAGCTGCGGGGGGCCGCGACAGCGTCCTCAGCGGCAGTTACGGCAGTAACAATGCCAACGGGGCCGTGTACTACGCCAGCGGCGGCATGCGCGAGGACCACGTTGCGCAGATCGCCAAGGCGGGCGCCTGGCGGGTGTGGGCCGAGGACGAGACAGGCGGCGAGGCGTACATCCCCCTCGCGCAGAGCAAGCGCCCACGATCCCGGCAGATCGCCGCCGAGACCGTGAAGCGCCTGGGCGGCACCGTGCAGTGGTTCGCCGGCGGCGGTGGTATCCCCGGCTTCACCTACTCGCCGAGCGGGAGGGCCGTCCTCGGCGGGCCGTCGGACGCCAAGTCTCGGTATGACAAGGCCGTCGAGGCGCTGAAGAAGGCGTGGGACGACCTCAACACGGCGCTGAAGAACGCCAAGACGAAGACTGACGCGCTCAAGGATGCCGAGAAGAACCTCTCCAGGGTTCGCCACGGGCACCACACCGCGACGCAGCTGCGGGCCGCCGAGTCTCGCGTGGACAAGGCGCGGACGGCGAAGAAGTCGGCTGACAAGAAGGTTCACGAGGAGCGGTCGGACGTCAACAAGGCCGACAAGGCTCTCGGGTTGAAGAACGGCAGCAAGGCGCCGACGGCCTTCAACCTCAAGGCCTACGAGGCGCAGCTCGGCAAGTCCGTGGCCGCGACGGAGAAGTGGCGCGGCAGCCTCAACAAGATCGGCAGGCGGGGCGGCAAAGAGCTGCAGACAATGCTGGAAGGGATGGGCGAGGAGGGCTACAGCCTCGTCAACGCCCTCGCCGGGGCGAGCGACAAACAGTTCAAGTCGATCACGTCCAAGCTTGAGAAGACGGGCGAGCTGGCCAAGGCGACCTTGGCTGATTTCACCAAGCAGCTGGGCGCCAGCACCAAGGACTCCCAGCAGTTCGCCAAGGACCTGCAAACCCTGGCCGCGCAGGGGTTCGGGGACCTGGCGCAGGCCCTCGCGGCCCAGGGCGACACCAGCGCGCAGGAGCTCGCCCACCAGGCCGTCGGCAGCACGCTGCAGGCGAAAGTGGCGAATGCTGCCGTCGGCAAGGCGCAGAGCGCGCTCACCGGCGAGGACCTGTCGAACTCCCTGATCCTGCTGTCCACACTCCGCGGCGGCGCCGGCCGCGGGTATGCGGATCTCATCGCGGCTGGCCTCGACACGGCGACCATCAAGGCCCTGGTCCCGAAGATGGCCGCGCAGATCGGCAACTTGCCAGAGGCCAACAAAGCCACGTTCGTGCGGCAGTGGGTGCAGCAAGGCGGCAAGGCGATGGCAGCGGGCGGGATCCTGTCCCGGCCCACGATGGTGCTCGGCGGAGAGGCCGGGGACCGCGAGTCGTGGATCCCGTGGAACGGCTCGGCGAGGTCGAAAGCACTCCTGGCCCGGACCGCGGCGGGGATGGGCTACCAGCTGGTGCCCGCCGGCCGGTACGGGGGCGGCGCCGTGTCCGCGGCGGCCATGGCGCGGGAGGTCACCCGGCAGATCACGGTGAACCTCTACGGCGCCAAGCAGACCACCGCCGAGCAGGCGGCTGACATCGCACGCCACATGGCGTTCGTCGGCTGAGAGGAGGCGACGGGTGGCCTACACCCCAGGAACGGACATCGACGGCCGGCAGGCCACCCTCGGCACACTCCGCCTCGGCGCGGTCGACGCAGTGGGGGTGGCCTGGTTCCTGCAGTCCCTCGAGGGCTGGGACAGCGCGGAGGTGCGGGCCGAGGTCCAGGAGCGGGAGGCGGATCACGGCTCGTGGGCGGCGCCGGTCTATCTCGGGTCCCGGCCCGTCACCCTGGCCGGCACGGTGGAGGCCCCGGACCGGGTCTCCCTCGATACCGCGCTGGACCAGCTGTACGCGGCGGCCGCCCTGACGGACACGACGCTGACGGTGTGGGAGACCACGCCCAAGCAGGCGACCGTGAGGCGGTCGGGGAAGCTGCTGGCCCAGTACGTCACCGACCGGACCGCGACCTGGTCGGTCCTCGTGACGGCTGCCGATCCTCGCCGGTACGGCACCACCTTGCAGACCGGCACGACCGGGCTGCCCGCCACGACCGGCGGCCTGACGTTCCCGGTCACCTTCCCGGTGGCCTTCTCGGCGGTGACGGTGTCCGGGCAGATCAACGCGGTCAACTCGGGCTCGCTGGACACCCGGCCGATCATCACGATCGCCGGGCCCGTCGTCGCGCCCACCGTGTCCGCCCTGTACCCGGACGGCACGGTCCGGCAACTCGCCTACTCGCTCGACCTGGCCAGCGGCGACAGCCTCGTCATCGACACCGACGCACACACGGTGGTCCTCAACGGCGGCGTGAGCAGGCGCCGGTTCATGACGGTGTCCGCAGGCTGGCCCACCATCCCGGCGGGCTCGACGGTCAACTACCAGTTCCAGTCCAGCACCTACAACGCAAGCGCGACGCTGACCGCCACGTGGCGTTCGGCCTGGATGTGAGGAGGCAGATATGCCAGTAGACGTATGGGCCATCGACACGCTGACCTTCTCCGGCCTGGAGGCCCGCAACGCCGGGGCGATGGACATCATGACCGACGCGACCGCGCTCGGCTCCCGGTCGGGTGTTCGGCCCGGCGACCCCGGCCTGACCGTCACGCTGGCCGGAACGACGATCAACTGCTCGGCCGGCGTGGCCGCTGTCGCCTACAGCGGCCAGGGCGTCTACCGGGTCGCTCTCCCGTCCTCGGTGTCGCCCGGCACATACACGGCCGCGCACGCCACCCTGAACCGCATCGACCTCGTCTACCTGCGCGTCTGGGACAACAGTGTCGACGCTTCCGGCCTCGCCAAGGGCGACATCGTCTACCTGGCGGGCACTCCGTCCGCGTCGCCGGTGGCGCCGACGCCGGCGGGCACGCAGATCTACATGCCGCTCGCCACCATCTCGGTCCTGTCCGTGTCGAACGGCTCCACCGCTTCCGTGAGCACGTCAGTCAGGCCGTACACGACGGCCCCGGGCGGCATCCTGCCCTCGTCGACAGCCCCGTCCAGCCCGTACACCGGGCAGTTCTACGACAACGGCACCGACCTGCTCCGCTGGAACGGCTCCGCTTGGGACACCTACGTCAAAGCGCCGGGCGCCTGGACCTCGTACACGCCGACGTGGACGGGCTCCGGCAGCAACCCCAGCCTGGGCAACGGCACACTCGTCGGACGCTATTGCAAGATCGGACGGCAGGTCACCATCCACATCAACCTGATCCCCGGCAGCACGACGACCTACGGGTCGGGGACGTACAACTGGGCGATCCCGTTCGCTGCGGCCAGTGTCGGGTGCAGCTACGTCATGAGCGCGCATTTCCTCGGCACAGACCGATGGATGGGGCAGGCGATCGTCTCGCCCGGAGCGAGTGCGATCGGCGCGTTCTTCAACATTTCCTCGACCAACACGCGCATCGACGTCATGAACCCGACCCGGCCGGAGACTTTCGCGAGCACCAACCAGCTGCGCATGACCGGCGTCTACGAGTCGGCGACATGACAGGCACGCCCTACCAACTCGCCTGGTACGGCTGCGACCTGCGGACCGGCGGCATTGTCGAGGACCTCCCCTCCCTCAAGCCCTCGGGTGCGTTGTCGCGGAAAATCGGCGAGTCGACCACTCTGCAGTTCGACCTCAACCTGCCCGGCGCCCCCGCCGGGTGGGACGCCGCGACCGCGCCGGGGAGGACGCTCCTCGTCGCCGTCGACACCGCCACGGACACCCCGCTGTGGGCCGGTGTCGTCCTGCCGCGCGACGGAGGCAGTGACCAGACCGTGCAGATGGGCGCCGCCACCCTGGAGCGGTACCTCGACGGCCGGTTCCCCGGAACGCAGACCCTCGTCGGCACGGACCAGGCGGCCGTTGTCAGCGCCCTCGTCACCCCAGCGCTCACCGATGGTCCGCCGCTCGTCATCGACGCCCCGAGCACGGGCGTCGTCATGGACTACTACACGCAGGACGGCGACGACAAAAGCATCCTGTCGTGCCTGCAGGAGATCATGGGCCTGGACGGCGGCCCGGAGTGGACGATCGACATCGCCTGGAACGCCAGCCACAGCGGTTTCCAGTTCCCCTTCCGTGTTCGGCCAGCAGTCGGCCTGCAGTCCAGCTTGCCCGTCACATTCGACTTCCCGGGCTGCGTCGCCTCGTATCGCCTGTCCGAGTCCTACGAGGCGGGCAAGGGCGCGACCGTCGTCCTGGCCCGCGGCGAGGGCGAGGGCAGCTCCCGCCTCACCTCGACCGCCCACGAGGCGACCGCACTCATCGCGACCGGCTGGCCTCGCTGGGAGTACCGCTACACCCCCGCCACGGGCCTCACCGACCCCGACCAGCTCGACGCGCACGCCACCCAGTCTCTGGCACTCATGGCGCAGGGAGCACAGGTGTGGACCCTTGAGGCCACCGCCTCTCAGGCGCCCCGACTCGGCCAGGACTGGGCGCTCGGCGACACCATCCGCCTCGCAGTCGAGACATCCCCCCGCCACCCGAACGGCGCCTCGGTCTCGGCCCGCTGCTGGAGCTGGGAACTCGACGCCGGCACCGACCGGATCCGGCCGATCATCGTGGAGGAGGACTGATGCCCCGACAGCTCGACCAGCTGCCGCCTGACGCGACCAGCCTGGCCCGCCGACTGTCCGTGCTGGAGCGCGAGGTGCGAGAGCTGCGGGCAGCCCGACGTATGGGCGCCGCGAGTGTCGGCACCCTCCGCGTGTACGCGGACGACGGCACCACCCTGCTCGCCGAACTCGGCCCGGACGCCGGCGGCGACAGCGGCGGCGGCCTGTGGACCCGCGGACTCCAGGACCCGATCAACATGGCCGCCCTCCTGTCCTCGGGACAGCTGCAGTTCCGGCCCGTCGAGGACGACCGAGTCGATGTCCCCGCCTCCGTCACCTACGCCTCCGACGCTGACCAGTACACCGACCTGATCCTCACCTCCGGATCGGTGAAAGCCAGCCAGCATCGCGCCATCATCACGCTGGAGTCGACGTTCGCGGGCAATGCGCCCTACGTGTACATGCAGGCCGAGAGCGGCGGCCCGTGCAACCTCGACGTGAGCGGCGTCCTGAGCGCGGGGAGCCTGGCGTTCGGGCAGGTCAGCATCACTCCGAGCGCTGCGAACGCGCCCACGTCGATAAACGTCACCGGCCTCAGCGTCCAAGGGGCGACGTTCCTCGGCTACGCGGTGGCCAGCACGGCTGCGCCCGGGTCGCAGGTCACCGGCGCGAGCGCCACGTCTGTGACCTCGACGGGCCTCACCGTATGGGTGACCCGTACCAACACCACCGCGACCTTCGTGAACTGGTGGGTGGTCGGCTCATGAGCGACGTGACGTTCCAGCCCGCGCTCTGGTACTCGGTCACCGCCCGGGACGACAACGCGGAGTGCGAGGAGAACTCGGGCAGGGAGTTCGAGGTCAACCCGTGCTACTCCAACGGCGGCCGCGTGATCGTCGAGTGCGGCCTCTGCAAGCAGCCGATGACGCTCGTCTCCGCAACGCTGCTCGCCCCGCAGCCCGAGATTCCCTGACCCGCCCCTCACCTGCCGCCCCGCGCCTCCAGGCCGGGGCCTTTCTTATGTCTGGAGTCCGCATGGCCACACCCATGTCCGCGGCCGAATGGCGCGCGGCGCTGAAGGCGGAGGGCGTCCGCTTCACCGAGTTCCACGGCTGGGAAACCAGCGGACGCGACGCCGCCACCGGCAAGACCTTCGGCCCGGTCCACGGCGTCCTCAACCACCACACGGCCGGGTCCGACTCGCTGAAGACCGTGGCCACCGCCGGGGCCCCCAGCCTCCCGCCGCCGCTCTGCCACACGTTCCTGCCCAAGTCGGGCATCGCCGTGCTGGTCTCCTGCCACCGCGCCAACCACGCCGGCCTCGCCGCCGCCAACGTCATGGCGGCGATCACCGCCGAGAAGGCACTGCCCAAGCAGGACAAGTCGAGCACGGTCGACGGCAACGACCAGCTGTACGGCATCGAGACCGAGAACCTCGGCAACGGCCGCGACGTGTACACGCGGGCGCAGTACGACGCGTGGGTCCGCTGGAACGCTGCGATCTGCCGCCACCACGGCTGGGGATCGGGCTCCGTCGCCGGGCACCTGGAGACCTCGGTCGAGGGGAAGATCGACCCGGCCGGGCCGGTCGAGGGGTACGGCACCCGCGGCAAGTTCACCTTCACCATGAGCCAGCTCCGGCTCGACGTCGCCGAGCGGCTGACGCACCCCGCCTCGTGGTCGAAGCCGGTCACTCTCCCCGCCCCACTCCCGGGCCCGGCCCCGAAGCCGCCGCTGACCACCGACCAGCGGCTCACCGCCCTGGAGAAGCGCGTCACCGCGCTCGAGAAGAAGTGAGGTAGTCCCATGCCCGAGTTCACCCTCCCCGGCGAGGCTGAGACCGTCGTGAAGACGGCGAAGACCTACGCCGTCGACCTGATCGAACGCGTCCTCTGGACGTTCCTCGGCGCCGCCGGCGCTGTCGCCCTCGCGGGCGGCCCCGGCGACATGCTGCACGTCTCCTTCTGGCAGGGCGCGGCCACGGCCGGTATCGCCGCAGCCGTCTCCCTGGTGAAGGGTCTGTTCGTCCGCAGCTTCGGCCAGCGCTACAGCGCCAGCTCGGCGCCCGGCGTCTGATGGGCGCCCCCGCCTCGGACCCGGCGGGTGTCTACATCTCCAGCGCGCAGATGTACCAGGAGTTGAGATCCCTGAGCGATGGCCTGACCCGGGTAGAGACCAAACTGGACAGCATCGGACAGGGCCTCCACGACCTCGACAAAGACGTCGCCGACCACGAGACCCGCATCCGCACGCTGGAAAAGGGGCGATGGCCACTGCCCACACTCGGCATCCTGACTGGCCTCGCCGGCGCCGCCACCGGCGCAGCTGCCCTCTTCCACAGATGACCGCGGCCCCGCTCTCCTCCGGGAGGGCGGGGCCGCTTTCGTGCGTCGAGGGGTGGGCGCCAGTGCCCACCCTTACGGCTTGGGCAGCTCGGTGACGAACGTCCCGATGCCCGGTTGCATCTGTGCGAGGCCGGCGTCCCTCAGCTCGGTCAGCACCCGTCGCGCCGTCATCTGCGCGATGCCGAACTCGCCGTGGAGTGCCAGCACGCCCGGCAGCTGCGCGCCCGGCGGATAGGTCCCGTCTGCGATCCGCGCCTCGATGATCTCGTACACCTGCTGCCATCGCGGGATGTCCGGCTTCCAGTCCATGATCTCGACGCTAGGCAGGGCAGGCCTACCCGGCGAGACGAGATTGCCTGACACGCCTAGCTACCCTAGCTACCTAGGGCTACGCTGCGGAGACACGTAGAACCCCGGCAGCCGCTGATACGGCCCCGGGGACGGCCGACTGGTTGGAGTCGACATGGGAAAGCCTACGCACGCTT